TTGGTCGTATTTGACATTCATATAATCGATGGATGTGACAGGAGGGCCGGTGGGTCCGGTCGGACCAGTCCCAGAAGGCCCTGTCGGACCACCCGCGCCAGTAGGGCCGGTGGGTCCCGTGCCGGATGGCCCAGTAAGCCCGGTAGGTCCAGTAGGGCCAATGGCGCCCTGCGGGCCGGTAGGTCCGGTACCGGATGGGCCGGTGGGACCTGCCGTGCCCGTTGGTCCGGTTGGACCTCCCGATGCACCTCCGGGTCCGGTTGGGCCACCCGTCCCAGTCGGCCCTGTCGATCCAGTCGGTCCCACATTCCCGTTCGTACCCGCCGGCCCCGTAGGACCCGTTGGCCCAGTCGGACCCGTTGGCCCACCACGCCGCGAGATCTGATCCAACGTCACCCGTGAATTGACATTCCCTTGCACGCACTCCATCAGCTCGTCGCCGGTGAGCCCGATGACCTGCGGCAGTTTGGGGATATTCGCCGTGCTCACGGTCCCACCTGAGGAATCTGCGGGTCACCATAGGGCAAGCCGATCAGACAGGTGATCATGCGCGTCGTGCCGGTCAGCAGCGGGGACGAGGGGATATCCGAGTACGTGATGTAGGTGAACGCCATCGGATTCGACACCGACACGCTGAAGAACCCGCATGCCTTTGGATTCGACAGACCTTCGACTGCGATCTGGTCATCAGTCTTGAGTCCGTGCGGCGCGGAGAAAGTGCATGACACCGTCGCCGTGCCGTTCGACGTCACCGACAACGGCGACAATCTCACGCCGAACTGTTTCTGAATGCCTCCATTGAACGGCATGATGCCGGACTGAATCAGGCCGGTCGGCGCGCCGATCTCCTGTGTCACGCGGTTTTCGCAGTCTTCTGTGACGCGGTAGTCAGATGATGGAATCGGCAATCCCGTGATCGGATCGATGGTGCCTTCGCCTACAGTTCTGTAGTTGGTTTCGGCGGCGACGAAGTTCTCAACGCGTGGCTGCCAAACAGGAACCGGATCGGCGGGTAACTGGATCGCTCGAAGTTGTTCCTGCGGTACATCTAGACAGCGCGAGCATACGCGGATCCATAGATTTTGCAGGCGAGTACCGGCCCATTGGTGTTGCCATTCAAGATTGACGAGGTTATTCCAGATCCCACACCGATCGCAGACGCCTTGCGCCTGTGGGTTTTTGGCGGATACTCGTGCGCGACCGGCTTTTGATGCGTATGCCATTACCGAAAATATCCGCCAATCATCGGCGACACATACACGTTCGCAACTTCTTCGTTTTGCCTGCTCGCCACACCCCACGACTCGTCGGCCATCGCCTTCAATCCCGGCGCGCGGTCGGGTGCCCAGATAGCCGCCAGCCGCATAGCCAGTCCGAATACATAAGGCTCGATGAAGTAGTAAGGGATTTCAACATTCGTACCGTTGGCCAGTACGGAATCCTGAGTCTGCCGCAGCCGGTAGTACTTGAAGGCGGCCTGCTGTCCGTTCGGAGTCGGCCAGATATTGACATTGGGCGACAGCAGGCGATTGAACCAGAATACAGTGGGCGCTCCTTGCTGCTGTTTGTTAGGATAGTTCGCATACTCGGTGCGACTTACAGGCGTCATGATGCGGTCAATTTCCTGCTGACCGTTCCAGATCGTGTAGTAGGCGTCAAGCATCACAATGGTGTTTGACGGTACCGGATATGTGCCGCAACCCTGCACGAGCGGAATCGTCTCTAACTCGACCTGCCACAGATTGACGCCATCCGCCGACCAGCGTCCCATGAGCATGTTCGTCGCCATGCGGGCATCTTCGAAATGCTGCTGAGTCAGTGCGGTCCGACGAACACCGCACAGTCCAAAGGCGAACAACACCGATTCCCCCATCGCGGGATCGAAGTTATACGTGCCAGATGTCTTCGGAACGCTCACGCCGCCACGCCCTCACACTGCTCCAAATTCTGCCGCAATCTCAAATCACTCGGCTCCAGTTCCACCGCCTTTTTGGCATGCTCAACCGCCAGATTGTATTGCCCCAACCGGTACGCCGCGATCGACGCCAGATCATGCGGCGCCGCGCCCCAGACGGTCGGATCGACAGTGTACAGTTTCTCACGTGTTTCGATCGACAGACACGTCAGCGCCGCCCCAAGGCACTCCGCCCACCGCGACGTGCGGTAACACGCCAGCGCTAGATCGTGCCACGGCTCGCGTGTATCGGGCGCCTCGCTGCAGGCATCCCGGAGCGCCTTCAGGGCCTCGGAGTACTGCCCGAGCTCCTGATACGACCGCCCGATGACCCGTAGCGCATAGCACCGCTCGTTCGGCCAGTTCGCGCGCGGGAGCTCGAGATAGCGGCGAGCCTCGACGATCGCTTCACGCCACATCGACCGGAACGACAGCTCGCGCGCGTAGTAGAAGGCGTTCCGCGGTTCGGTGGGATTTTCCTCGACGCTGATGCGCAGAAGGTCCAGATACTGGCCGCGCGACTTCTCGGGGTCGGGTTGGTGGACGACGAGCAGTTTTTCGGTGTTGGCCCATGACTCGACGGTGCGGTCGGCCACGGGGTATTCGTGAACGGGGCACGTCCAACGATAGCCATGCCGCGCATGAATCTTCTCGTACTGGAACACGATTCCGCAGCCCCAGTCGAACCCGTACCTCAACCGTGTCGTACCCGGTATCCACACACGCTCGATTTCCTCGCGCCATCCGGGTTGCAGGACTTCATCAAGGTCCAATGATACGCATACGTCGATGTCAGGTGGCAGTAACGCCAATGCGGTGTTGCGTGCGTCATCGAAGCGCCAGGGCTTGATGCTGATGTTGGCGACGGTTGCGCCGGATGCCTGCAGGATGGCAATCGTGTCATCCGTCGAGCCGGTATCGGCGACGAAAATCAGGTCGGCGTCGCGCGCGGCTTCGCAGAATCTCTGAGCGAACAGGCTTTCGTTCAACGCGATTGCGTAGACGGCGATTTTCATCCCGGCGATACCGTCACGGTACCTTCCAGCAATCGCGTCACGTACCCACCCGCGCTCGTCATCACCAGATCATATACCCCGTTCCACCACGTGAAATTCACCGTGTCCGTCGCCGGGATCGTCAGATAAACCGTCCCTGCCGTGCCGCCGAGCACCAGATCACCACTCGCGTCGTAGACCACTGGGCCGAGTTCGAACTGCCGAATTTTCAACGTCGCCGTATAGCCCGTGATATCGATCGGCGTGAGTCCCGCACCTACGGTGCCAATGCAGCACGAGGGCCCGATCCAGGTGAACACGCGCGCGTACGTGGCACCCTGGTTGATGCAGAAGTCGTATTCTTCGACGCAGCAGTTGATCATTGCGCAGGCTTCTTACTCGTGATCGTCATGACCATGTCAGTGCAAACTTCCTTGAACCATTTCTGCGCATATTGCTGGCGATCGTTATTCCACAACGAGATGTCTGGATGCAGCCCGTAACCGCCGCCGAAACTGAAATCACAGTCGTATCCCTTTGGGTTGAACTCGACATCAGTATGCGGCGCGTTCTGCATGCGCCACTCTTTCCATACGTAGTAGTAAAGGAACTCGCTCACGGGCGGCCATTTATGCGTGAAATCGCCATACGCACGTTGCGAGGCCCAATGCGGCGTCACGATGTAGGCAGTGCCGGTCGGAATTAGCACGCGATACATCTCATTGAAAATGTGCACGCGTTCGTCGCCGGTGAAGTGCTCCAACACGTGTGACATATGGATATTCGAGACGGTGTTGTCGCCCCACGGCCATGGTTGATTCAGGTCGGTGACTACGTCCAGTCCCTCGAAGGGGATGGAGTCAACCGACAGGTAGCCGTCCATGCGGGACTTGCCGGCGCCCAGGTTGAGTTTCAGGAGTGCGGGGGATTCGGATTGTTTTGCTACTGCGTTCATGATTTACGCTCTTCCTTCTTCCTCTTGTTATATGCGCGCATATAAATGCGGCGCCTTTCTCTCTCGGCTGGAGTTTTTGCATATTCGCGCTTTTTAGCGCGATACGCTTCCAAGTCGGAGAGGCGATGCCGCTGCCATCTATTGAGCCCGTCATTGATACGGGTCTTTTTCGGGCGCGCAGACATTTTCTTTTTATACTCCGGACTTTTCCAGAGTTCCTTTTGTGCCTCTGAAATTAGATTGCGCGTCTTGGCGTCGGCATTTTTTGCCTTCACACTTCTAAATTCTCTAAGCTCCGGGCATCGCTGAGCGTCTTTGTGTCTCTGTCTCCGTGCCGGATCTTGAAATGATTTTTTTTGAGCCGCCCTACGTCTAGATCTTCCTTCTTCTGTTATTACCACACCAAAGACGCCGTCCCCGCCATCGGTCATGTTGTATCCGTGCGGAGCCTTAGTGTTGAAGGATTTTATGGCCTTCACTTCCAAATCCTTCAGATATTCATAGTTATTTGCTATCACCAATTCCTTGACTATGAATGACTTCGGTCCGTACTTCCTGAGGGCATTCTGCAGGTATCCCTCTACGGATCTATTGGCGTGGGCGCGATGAACCCTCCATCTCTCCTTGAGGGATCGCGACGTGATGCCAATGTATTTTTTACCGCTCGGGGATTCTATTTGGTAGAGACATCCCATAAACCCTCACCACATGAAATCGTTTGCAACGTCGTAGTGTCCCACATGGCATCCACAATCGATAGCTACACGGTATCCATATTTTCTAGCGTCCTGCCAAAACACGAGATCTTGGGTCCCTATTCCCTCGCCGTTCTTACCATTCAACGTTCGAAACCAAGGCCGTTTCAAGCGCTCGTCCTTGAACATCGATATTCTCCACAAATTGAACCCCATTCCAGATCCTTGGCATTCAACGAGTCCGCCGTTCAAATCAGGCAACTGAGGCCGTGAGTTCGGTGTTGGATCTTTCGGATCTCCCCAAATTTGCGCGCAGCCGCCTTCGCCCTTAGTGAAATAGAGTCCACCGATACAGGCAAACTCCGGATGTGCCTCCATGTGCTCAATCAACCGAATGACTCCATCCGGCGGAGGGGCGTTATCGTGTTCGATGGTCAGAATGTATTCCCACGTGGATAGTTCAGGATTCGCGAGAGTCTGCTCGATTGCCGTACTGTAGGCGTCTCCAACTTCCATTCCCTGAGCGAGGAATCGATAAACTCCATTGTTCGGTGGAAACGCCAGATTCCTCCATGACAGCACGCACTTGGCCGGCACCATATCCGCTGCCGGCATGATCTCGACAATGCGCTGCTTCTTCCATGAGCCACCCTTGAGCAAGCGCGCATGAGTTTTCGCTAGATCCTTGTTGTGCTCACCTGCAAAATCCTGAACTACCAACTGCGGTTTCATATCAAACCACCCACGCAATAACGTTACCGGCGCCGCCTTGCGCCAAGGCGATGACAAGACCGACGATGTCTCCATCCTGGCCGGTCTCAGTACCAGTCAAAGTGCCTGTAGCTCCGCTTGAAGCGGAATCCTTCGTAGATAGGTTCTGACCCGGAGAAGATGGCGCGCTAGGTTGATAGGTGATGCGACTGGTGAAACCTGTCGGCGGAGTCCAGACAGCCGTCCCGGAGACACCTCCAAACTCAGAAGGGAACCAGATCAGATCATCGCCTGCTGCGGCAGTCACGCCCGTTAGCCCGTATGTCACGGGTGAGACGGTTCCTGAAGCGTTGGTAGAAGCGCTCGCCGTAACGGGAGATGTGGTGTTGCGGCCAGACCAACAGGCGGCGAATCCTTGCCAACTATCGGAACCGACAATCGAGTTGACGTATGTCCCAGGCTCACTTCCCGTGGCCAATTTCCACGCCGCATGGAGTTGGCTCTGACCGGCGTCCCGGTTCGGCGCGGTGCCTGTTACCTCTAGGATAAGCGTGAAACCGCTCGCCCAGGTGATCGGGTTGCTACTGCCATTGGTCCAGATGAACTGAACGACGATATCGTTCAAGGCCACACCGGCAGGCGCGTTGGTGGTTGGAGCCGTACTGGTTGCAGTGGTCCCAGTTCCTACACTTCTAAAAGCCATATTTACACCGCGCTCATAGGCCAGACGCCTTGTCTTGTGCTAGCTATACGAGCTGCGCACATATAGCGACTGATCGGAAAGGTACCCGAACCGCTTGCCCATCCGCCGAAATCCCATAACTGCCACCCGACCGCCGCCTGCCCAGTCGTGTCGTAGATCTGCAGGCCAGATGTTGATCCTTGAAGATTTCCATCGATATAAAATGAGCACGAATAAGTCGCGCTCGTGTCAGTCGGGAGGTGATCGACGCGCTCGAAATGATGCAGTCCCCCGGATGACCAGTCAAAAACCCCGAAGGGCTGGTCCGGGAAAGCGTGCATGTTTGCGCTGTTGGAGAATAGAGTTAATGTGCCGGCCGGCAACCCCATCCCCATGATATCGTCGATTCCCCTGCTGCCGCCGACAGAAGCGTTTACGTAATTTCCGGCGCGCATGAACTTCTCACCACCGTTATTACCATTTGGACGGTACTCCCACCAGGACCAAGAAACATCTCTGGTAGTCGAGTTTGGAAAACCAACCCAGGTGAGACGGGTTTCATCTTCCAGCGCGGGGAGGGTAAACAGTGCCGCCTGGGTTTTACCGGCTGGGAAGTTCACGTTTGACGTCAAGCCAGAGGGTAGGCTAGCACGAGCCAGGATCTGCAGATCCGTGCTATTAGTGAAAGTAACTGCAATGTAGCCCATCGCTGAGAAGGGACTTGTGATACTGGTTACGTTACCGGGAGTGTATGTGTTGTAATCTTCCTGTAGATAGATCGTGCCTCCAGCGCCGCCACCGACTACCACGACGCTGGCGCCTGACCCTAGTATTTTTCCGCCCGACAGAATAACAGCGCTCATAATCAGGCTGTCATATTGACGAATTGCACAGGCGCGTAGAAATCCACAGCATTGCCTCCAGAACCGACACCGGATATCTGGGACAACCCGATGGATGCCGGGAGTGCCGCGGAAGTCGCTGAGAAAAATCCCTGCCCCGGCACTAATTGCATGCTGTTGACCTGCGTCTGACCAATGAGTCCCTGCAACTGAGGTCCGGGGCCCAGTGGCACGACGACATTGCTCAGGCTGATCGCATTCGAATTGACGAACGTGGTGTTTGACATGATGCCGACGAAGAGATCGAAGCCACCCGTATAGTTCACGTTGATCGGCGCTGAGAACCGGCGCATGCCCGACAATGACGCGGAGGAATTGTTGCTACTGTTTGTCCATGCATAAGACTGCGAGCCGCTGGAGGCGAGGCTCAGTGTCGAGCCGTTGAGAGAATACAGCCCTACATACATGGAGAGTGTCTGGGCCTGAGTGGATAAAACCAACGCTGAAAGTGACACGGATGCCATCATATCGACGCGGCTTGCCGAAAACGGGAAGGCGGCGATTGCCGGATAAATCTGGACGCTTCCGTTCCCATTCTGCGTAACCGTTGTGCTCTGAACTGGCCCCAGGGGCTGAAAGAATGACAACTGCGCAATGGCCGCGCCGATGCTGATCGTGCTGCCGTTGAGCGAAACGGACACCAATCCGGTGCCCGAGATGGATGACGTCGCGGGCGCGCTAAGCTGAATGGATCCGTTGCTGAAGCCTACCGTCATAGCGCCCAAGGCATCGAATGACAGCGTGCGCGCATCCAGCGTGGTCGAGCTGCTCTGCGTCGTATTTCCTACTGCGAACAATCCGACTGTCTGATTGGTCTGTGCCGCAACAGATCCCCAGATGCTGCCATTCGTGTTGCTAAAGCTGACGCCATTGCTGTTCGTGAATGCGAGCGTCGAGAACGTGCTCGAGCCGCCCTGTGCCGAGAACGCCTGCGCGGATTGCGTATAGGAAGCCGTAATGGCCTGCCCCGCGCTCGAGCCGAACGAGATGCCGTTTGCGTTGGAGAATGACACCGTGCCAGAGGTATAGGTCGTGTTTGAGACCACGAGCCCGCTGATACCCGTCTGCGCACCGCCCGCGTTCGCGCCTGAGATCGTGATGGTCTGGGCTCCCCCGGCTGCGGTCCCGACGCTCAAGGTGATGTTATTGCCACCGGCAAAGATCACCTGACCGACCTGCGTTCCGGTGTTGCCCGACGTATTGCCGCCGGTTGACACGCCGATGGAGGACGGCGGCGCTGACAGTTGAATGCTACCGTTGGAATAGCCGACCGATATTTCTCCGATCGCGTTAAAGCTCAGTGCCGATAGATTCAGGGTGGTCGAACTGTTCTGGGTGGTATTGCCGAGTGCGAACAGACCGGCCGTCGAGACTCCGCCGGCCGCGCCGCCGCTGATCACCACGCTGCCATTGCTGACGCCCACCGAGACGCCGCCCGCGCCCGCGAATGACAGCGCGGTCCCGTTCACCGTCCCACTGGTCGATTGAGTGGTGTTGCTGACCGCGTAGGCCGTCAGTGCGTTCGCGCCGATCGAGATCGTCGATCCGTTGACAGAGATCGAGACCAATCCCGTGCCCGAGATCGACGACGTGGCCGGCCCGTTGATCGTAATGGTCGCCGCGGATCCTGCCGCACCCGTCGCCTGCGACAGGCTGATCGGACCGGAACCCACCAGCACGACGTTGCCGGTCGTCACTGTGCCGGTGGCGCCCGCGGTGTTGCCTGCCGTCGAGACGCCGAATCCGACGCCGCCGCCGGCCCCTCCCCCGCCGCCCGCGATCGAGATCGTCATCGAGCCGGCGTTGGTGCTGCCCGATAGCGTGATATTCGCGCCGCCCGCGAGCACGAGTTGCGCGGACGCCAATCCTGTGGTGCCCGCCGTATTACCGCCAGTGGACATGCCGGCGGAAAGCTGCGTGAGTCCCGTCGTACCGGGCGACGAAATCACGAAAGTATTGCTGGACCAACCGCCCGAGACGATGCCTGCGAACGACAGGTTCAGCGAGCTCTGCGCGCCCGTGCTGCTCGAGGACTGTGCGGTCGTATTGCCCGCCGCATAGATGCCGACCGTGGAGGCACCTGAGCCGCCAGCAGCGCCGGACAGCGCCAGATTGAGGCCCGCGCTGTTGACCGTCATCGATCCGGAGATATTTGTCCCTGAGAACGTCGTTCCTGTTCCCGCGAACTGCGTACTGTTGTAGCTCGCCGTCACAGTCGAGCCGTTCATGCCGAACGTGAGGCCGTTGGAATTCGACAGTACTAGCGTACCGGCGCTCTGCGATGAGCCCGCGGCACTCAGCCCGATGCCCGATTCGGCCGCGCCGGACAGTGACAGCGCGAGCCCTGCGCTGTTCAGAGTCATCGACCCCGATACATTCGTGCCACCGAAAGTCGTCCCAAGACCTGGCGCGGAAGTCGAATTGATCGAGGCCGTGATCGTGCCGTTGTTCAGCCCGAACGTCACACCATTTGAGTTCGGGAGCGTCAACCCACCGAAGGCACCTGTCGTGGTGCCCGCCGATACCGACAGATTCGCGGCGGCGGCTGTATTCGCCGAGATCGTAATGGAATTGCCGTTTTGGCTCAGGGTTACATTATTGCCACCGGCGAGCACAAGCGTGCCCGAACTCACCAGTCCCGCCACACCAGTTGTGTTGCCGCCCATGGAGGCCGCGATGCCGCCTGCAGGGGCGGACGTAATCCACGCGGGGACTGCGAGCGAGAGTCCGTTGGTGCTAAGCGTGGCTCCGAGCGTCGAACCCGCCTGAGTCGCGGTGGTCGTGCCGATACCGGCCTGAACGCCGCCGGAGATCGTCACGGACTGGCCGGCTTGCGACAACGTTACGTTATTGCCACCCGCCAGGAACAGCGTACCGCTCGAGATCAGTGCCGGAGCGCCCGCCACATTGCCGATGATGCTGATGTTGTTGCCGCCGGCACCGCCGCCGCCCGGCCCCGTGGGCCCCGTGGGCCCTGGAGGTCCTTGAGGACCCGGAACACCGATGATTACGTTGTTGACCATCGCATCACCTTAGTACGGCACGGCGCCGGCTTGAATCACGGTCGCTGTCACAGTGCCCGTGCCGCTGTTGAGCGTGACGCGTATGAAGGTCGGCGATATTGCGGGATAGGCCGCGTAGCCGCCATAACTGGTTTGGATCTGTCCGGTCGCTGCCACGGCGTTCGTATCCGGGGAATTCACCCACGCCACGGCGGACGGGGTCACGGGATTGGTCGGGCTGTTCGGATCGTCCAGTGTCGACTGCACCGTGTAATTCACCGTCCCCGAAACGTCGCACTGGATCGCGACCTGAGGCAGCGCCCACTCGTCCAGCCGCACCCAAGGAGTACTGGCCACACCATTCGTGCCTACAGTGACAGCAGCCGTGGCCGCGCCATTGATCACGATCGAGGTGACTGTCAGATAGTCGAGCGTCGACTGCACGCTCGTTCCGGCGTTCTGAACGACTTCCGTGAGCAGCGTCCCGGTCGGACTCGTGCCGGTGATCGTGAACGTATGCGTGGTGTCGGTCGTGGTGATGAGCACGCGGCGCGCGTGATCTAGGATTGCGACCCCGTTCACGACCGTGGTGCCGTTCAGAGTCAGCGCACCCGCAGCGCCGGGCGTCTGGGATGTCGCGATATTGTTCGCGCTGGCGGCGGTGAGCGGGCCTACAGATACGGTGATCGGACGCATTCAATCTCTCCAAATGGAAACGGGGCCCTGTGGCCCCGTCTGTATCCCGTGAGGGCCGGAGTGCCCTGCGGCTTCAGTTCAATCCTCGCCCATACCGAGCTCGCCTTTCATGACCTCGCGCCCCGGCGCATCCTTGCCCTTACGCGCGCTGGTGAACGGATTGCCGTCCGAGCCTGAAGTACGACCGCCGGCCTTGCGCGGCTTGCGGCCGGCATGGTGCATCGCCTTTTCGCCCTCGACTTTGCCGATCATCTTGCCACCGTGCTTGCGCTTGGCGCGACCGCCTTTCTTGCGCTCCTCGGCCTCCTCGTCGATTTCCTTCGCGTTCGTGCGCGCTTCCGGCTTGTCCTTGACGTCCTCTTCGGCTTCGTTGACGCCGCCCGTGCCTCGACCTTTACGACCTTTCATTGCGAGTCTCCGGCCTACGAGGCCAAGTTAATCATCGGGATGTATTCCACCGTGAGGGTGAAAACGCCCGAACCGGTGTTCGTTGACAGTACAACAATCTGCACATCCTGCGTACCGACGTTGTCCCAGTTGCCGATCTGCGTGGCGCCGGTGCCCGGAGTGATGGTCACCTGACCGAGCGCCCCCGAGGTCACCACTGCATTCGCCGCCGTGAAGGCAGTGGCGCTCGCCGATGAGCCGATGCCGAGTGTCGTCGCGGTGCCGGTCAGCGCGGTCGTCACCATGATCTTCATGGCGGTGATCTGGCTCTGCGCCGGGATCACGATCGGACAGGCGAACTGGCCGGCAACGCCGTCATTCGTGGCCTGCGTACATACACACGACTGCGCCTGCTTCACATAGCCGCGATTCGCGGTGCCAGCGGTACCGCCCACGCCGGCCAGCGTGTTGTTGCCGTCGCTGTGCGGAATCGTGCCGATCAGACCGGGGCCGGCGAAGGAGGTGCCTGGCACCGGCGGGCTGCCGTTGACCTGCGTAGTCGCATCCGTCTGGATGTCCGGGTAGACCTGGCCGCTCGTGGGGGCGATGTAGGTTGCCATGGGGTATTTTCCTCAGTGGCGACCGTTACGAGGTCGGGGTGTTGACGAAAATTGAGCGCCAATTGAAATAATTGAAACTATAGCGCTGGTATCCCTTCACAAGCAGGTTGTCGGTGACGAAGTCCACTTGCATGTCCGTCTCGAACGGAATGCGGTCCATGAAGGCCAGGCCCGCGATGTTGGTCAGCACGAACCACGCGAAGGATGAGGTGAGGAAGTCCATCACCATGTAGCCCTCGGGGATGCCGCCCGCCGTCGACAGGATCGCGTTCACGTCGTTGTCCGCTGTGCCGGGCCGCAATTCAGTCTTGGTCAGCCGAATGCCTACAGGCTCCAACTGAGGTGGGATGATCAACTTGCGACCGCGCGCGAACATCTTCAGGTTCGCCTGATCGCGGAAGTTCGTGCGGATCGCGATCATCGCGTTGAGCAGCGTCGCCTCGTTCAGGTCAACCTGCGTCGTGGGCGTATTGGCGATTGTGCCGCCATCGATCGGATGTGCGGTGGATGCCAGCGCTACACCATCACCGCCGACGCCGGAGTTGTACGTGGTCGCCGTGTTGATCACGTTCGCCGCGTAAATCTCCATGGCCTGATGGAATGACTCCATCAGCCCGAGGTTCGAGGGGTGAAACTGAGTCTTGTACAGGTTGTCGTCGATCGCCTTGCGCGTCATCGCATAGCCGAGCGCGATCTCGATGTGCTCCTGATTGTAGACGTACCGCTCGCCCGCGTTGTTGTCGAACTGGGTCTGACCGCCTTCGGTTTTGAGCTGGGCCAGTCCGAGATAGCGCATCTCGGCGGTACGTTCGAGGGCCAGTTTCGAATTGAACTTCGTGAAAACCTTGTCGTACTGCGAAGGGATTTGTTCGTACTTTCCTGTGATTCCGCGCAGTCCCGGCAACAGAAGGTCTTTGATCGCTGAAAGATTGACGGCCATTTAAGTGTTCTCCTAGACGGCCAGCAATTGCTTGGTTTCGACGTTGTTGAATGCCACCTGCACGAGATTGTTGGCTCCCGTGGCCGTACCCGGCGCACCCGGCGGATCGGTGATGATCCTCACGATGCGGAACGGCAGCGTGTTGGTTGTGGCTGGCGTCACGCTGATATCTACGTAGGCGCCGGAAATGCCATTCGCCGTGGTGCCGGTCCCGTAGGCGAACTGAACGTTGAGGCCCACGTTCGCCGCGACGATGCCGGTACTGGTGGACGTGCCAACCTGCGCGATGAACTGCGCGGCGGGGTCGTTGATGATGTATGACTCGACGCTGTTGGTCGAGGCGACGTCCGAGCCGGGCCAGTAGTTGGACCACGTGGTACGCTTCTGCGCGACGCTGGGATATTTACAGCCGACGAAGACGCCTGCAATGGCGGTCGTGCCAGGGCCGGGCCCGGTCGTGATGCCCGCGATCGTGCCGTCAGCCGCTAGGCGGAAGACGGGATCGCAGAAAAATATGTTGGCTGTGTTGTAGTTGGTGGTGACCGTCACCTGTTCGTAGGTCGGTGACGAGCCGGTTCCGCTGCGTTGCGCAAAACCGAAGGGGACAAACACGTTAGCCATGCAAATCTCCACTGATCGGAGGTCGCATGGCTACCGGAGCGATGGGAGACCTGAAGCTACATCTCGAAAGCTACGCCGGGTAGCTCGTGCGGGGATTAATTCACGAAAGCGTGGCAGTTGTCAACCGCCAGACCGAGGCGTTGCTCTGGGCGCCTGCACCGGATCCACAATCACCGCGATCCCCGTCGTCGGTCGAAACCTCGGCGGCGGGGGTAATCGCTTCAGGATTTCCAGCAACACACGCTGATTCTCTTCGAGAAGATGAAGGACGCGCGCGAGTAGCCGCGCGTCCCTCTCTTCTTCCCATGTCGCTCGTGTCATGAAGGCGCGGCTTACTTCCGACCGAGCGAGGCTGCCCGCAGGGCGGCCGTCGCGCCAACCGGCGTCACAGAGATGCCAGTCGTGGGAGCAAACGTCGGAGGGCTGCCCACTTCAGTGAAAGTCTGGCTGACCGGGCCGCCGATGACTGCGCCGTTGACGTCGAAATCAGTCGCCACGACAGTGCCGGCGCCGACCGCAACGCTGGTCGTGAACGCAAACGGGGTCGGAAGTTCGGTACCGGTCAGTGTCACGGTCGGCTGGGGCGTGCCGGTCGAATCAGTGACGACCACCTGGGTATTGGCGTACGCAGCGCCGGTGGGCGTGTTGACAGTGGCGCCCTGCGTGAGAGCAACGATGACTTGAACGAGATTCGATGACATGGGAATTCCTTAAATTCGGGTGTGGTCGGACGAGGACGGAAGCATACGCTGTGCCTGTGACGAAGGTAAGTCGGTACGGTGGCGAACGGAGTCACGCGGTCGGCGGCGCAACCATTGGCGATGCGTGCTGCACTGGAGGTG